GTGGTCGGCGCCGGCGGTGACAAAAAATGACCCCCCACCAGCGGCGCAGCGGCGGCGAAGTACCGGCATTAGAAGCGCGAGAGGTAGGGGGCGGTCGACTGGCGGTAGCGCGCGCCGCGCGCCGCAGCGCGGGAGTTACCTAACTGCGCGCCGGCGCGCGAATTACATGCACGGCAGGCGGCCCGAAGGTTGGCAGGATCGAACAGCGCGCCGCCTTCGATCCTCGGCACGATGTGGTCGACCTCGGTCGCGTAGGTCGTGCAGTGCGGTCCTTTGATCTGACACAGGCCGAGGTCACGGTCGATCACTGCACGAGCCAGACGTCGCCACGATCGAGACCACATACGCGGGTCGTCTGTCATGTCATCAGTCTGTCGCGGGTATGTGGTGCAGGTGAATGACACACAGACGATCGTCTTACTTATCGAGGTCGGCGTGATCGCGCTCGCCTCGCTGCTGCGAATCATCGGCCAGCGCGGATAGGTAATCCGCTAGGTCGTCGTAGCCGATCGCCCGCGCTACTGCTGCTCGTATGGCGTTGCGGTTTAGGCCGTTCTCGATCAGCTCGTCGACGACTGCGAGATCGAGGAGACGGCGTGCGCCAGGGCCGAGCACGGCGTCGGCCTCGTCTGCCGAGACTGGCCAGTCGAACGTGAAGGTATAGACGTGCTGCGTCTTCACTTTGATCCGTCGCTCGCTATGTCCAGGCACGTCGCGCTCCTTGCGTCGTCTTCGGCAGATAGCCAGATCGGCGCGCAGCGATCACCTTCTTATTCGCCGTCGAGCGAGAGATGCCGAACTGCGCAGCGATCTCGACGACCGGGTCGGCGTGTAGCGCGCACGCGGTCGCGTAGACGACCGCCAGCAGTTCGGCCTCGGTCAGATCGCGCTCGTCTCGTCCGTCGAGGAAGTGCGCGAAGACCAGCGGACGAAGCGGCGCCAGGCCGCCGCGGAAGACCTCGGCCCATCGGACTGCACGCATTCCCGCGGCTGTCAGATCGCCACCTTCGACGCGGATCGCTGCTACTTCGTAGTGGTCATCGGTCCAGCGACAGACAGCTTTCACTGTGACTTCGTAGCTCAAAGGCGACGCGAATTCGACCGGCTCACTATCTATCACAGCGATAGCTTTCGTCTGCAACCATCTGCCACGGCGTCGAGCGCAAAGGGCGCCCGGCTTCCTTTAAGCGGCCGGCGCCGGCGCTCGCCTGGATTATGCACATAGCTGTCAAGTGGAACCTTTAGGGTTATCCATGCGTTATCCCGTGTACCTTCGTGGTCTTTCAACAAGTTATCCACAGGGTTATGCAGCACTTATCCACAGGTCACGATCTCTGTCGGAGATTGCGCGCGACTTGTAACGGGCCAGCGAAAGACGACGATGCAGCTCGGAAACGGCGCGTTTATGGTCGCGCCGCCGAATCTGAGCCGGCCTTTTATCGCGTTCCCTTTCACGTCTCCTCGCGGACGTGTCGGCCGCACTTGACGAGGTATCTGCCGGTGATGTCGACGGCCTGCCGTAAGTCGTCTAGTTCGAGCGCGCTCGCGGCGTCGTCGTCGAATAGCGGGTCGAATTTCAGCCGTTCGAGGTTCCGATTCAGCTTGGCGAGCTGCTCGCGGTAGTGCACGAGCAGGTCGTCGAGGATCTTCTGCTCGTCAGTCATCGCGACCGCCGAAGATGTAGCGCGCCGCTTCCTTGCTCCGCATCCATTCCTCGACGACCTCGCCGAGGTCGATCGGCGGCAGTTCGGGCGCCTCGACGAGCTGCACGTGACTGATCGGATACTCGCCGGTCTGTGTCGCCTCGCGACGACGGCGAAGTCTCACGACTGCTGTGCCGGCAGCTCGGGCGCCGGATAGACGGCCTCGATCGCCTCGGAAAGTGCTCGGACCGATTCGCCGGCGGCGCGGATCGCGTCGGCGACCGAGAGGATCGCGAAGACCTGCGCCGCGGCGAGCTCCTGATCGGCGTTGAGGTCATGGGCCCAATTCGCCATTTCGGACGCGGTGTCGTAATTGTCTTTTCGCTCGGTCATGCCTGACCTCGTCCTTCCGGCGAATTGTCGTATAGGTCATCTGGCGGCCGATCGTCGAGATCTCGTCGCGAGCGCGGCGAGCTTCGCGACCGCACGGTCGTCTCGATCGGCTGCGGTGCAGGTGGCGGCAGATTTCTCGGAGTTTCGAGCGGCAGCTCCTCGCCTGCGCCGTCTTCGAGGTTTTCGCCTTGCTCGGCGTAGGCGACTGCCTGCTCGACTTCGGGAAATGCGCGCCGCAGCGCGAGCGCCTCGGCGACCTTTCCGAGCATGTGAGACGGCGCGCCGGACCAGAACGGCGAAAGGTGCTTCTTTTCGCGGTCAGTGAACTGCGCGAATTCGGACCATTTCGCGGTCCCATTCGTCGGCATGACCCAACCAGTGACGAAGACCAGGCAGCGCGCCGCGTAGGGCTTTTCGTCGTCGTCGTCCCACACGTCGAGCCATTCGAGCGGCAGCTTCTTACCGTCCGGACCGATCTCGCGCTTCGCGCACCATTGCGGCCCGATCGCGCCGGCGAATCGTCCGGTTCGGGTGGCGATCGCCCGCCGGCCGGCGACGGTGATCTGCGGCTTATGCACGAGCTCCCAGGTCTCGACGTCGCGCCCGTTTACCTTCTGTGTCGTCTTCTGGTTGCGCCCGATCAGCACGATCTGGTCGATATAGGGGTCGAGGTCGAGATGCCGACAGACGAGCGCGAAGTGTTCGAGCTCCAGATCGCTCGCCTGCGGGGCGAACTGGCGGCGCAGCATGTCCTTGCCGAGGTTCGGCCGTTCCCATTTCTCGACGTCGGTCACTTGTGCCTCCTCTGTGCTTGTCGGCTGCGCCGGCGCATCTTTCGCCGGAGCCGGTTTCGGTCGCGCTTGTAGTGCGGCGGCACGGTCGTTGCTTCGACCGGCCGGCCGTAGCTGCGCCAGTGCTCGTGTCTCGGCTCGTTGTATCGCCGGCCGCTCACAGTCGGCCGGCCATGAAGTCGTCGAGCGCGCGGGACGCGATCCGCTTCGCCGGCAGGTGCGGCACGGTCGGCAGCACTCCGTCGGAGATGAGCTTGTAGATCGTCGACTCGGCGAGGTCGAGGCGCTTCGCGACCTCTGGCACCGCGTAGGCGCGCGGCCCGGCGAGCTCGGCCAGACGATCGAGCAGGCCGGGCAGCACTTCGCAGATCGCGTCGGCGATCGCCCGTTCGATCGCGTCGACAGGCCGCTCGCTCATCTCAGGGTCGCGCGCATCGAGTCGAGGCGCGCGACCTCCTCGGCCCATAAGACCTCGGCCGGCTGATCGAGCGCGGCAGCGATGCGGGCACGCATCGGCGGCTCCGGTATCACTCCGTGCTCCCAGTGCACGATCGAGGTCTTCGTGCGCAGGCCGAGCTTGCCGGCGAGCTGCATTTGGCTGAGGTCACAGAGCAGTCGGGCGGCTCGGACGCGTTCGCCGATTCGCTCGCGGTCCTTGCTCGTCAATCGGAAGTCACGCATGATGCAAGAAGTACCGGCTCCGGTCCGGTACTTACAAGGTGACAGCCCGACACTTTTCCTGCTATTACCTAGGAAAGTATCGGTACGTGCTACGGGTATTGCACCTTCGTGATATCTGATCCGGTCGGGGGGTCGAAGATGGACCATCGGCACGTCGCACTATTCCTGGTCGACCAGATGGCAGACCGCCGGCGCGGTGGCGATCTCCTCCTCGGCACGCATTTCGCGCGCCTGGTCTTCTTGAAAGAAGCGGCCATGTATGCGCAGGTCTCGGTCGCGACGCTTCGAGGTTGGATTCGGCGCGGCATCTTGCCGGTCCATCGCCTCGGGCCGAAGCTGATCCGCATTGACCTCGACGAGCTCGATCGCGTGCTGAATGGCGAGTTCGACGAGCTCGCCGCGCATCGATCGATCCCGCTGCACGAGCGGTACCTCTTCGACGTCGAGATCGCCGGACAGCGATTAAAGGAATACGGGCCGCCGTGGCAGTACGCGACGCTCGCGAGCGAGGTCGTGCACTTGACGACTGAGCTGCTGATCGAGCGCGGCGTGACCGTGTGCGGTGTCGATCTCAGCCGGGCGATGGTGAGCTTCGAGACGAATCTCGACGGTAAACAGGCGACCTGTCCGGTCTGTCGAGCTCGTCCGACGATTATCGAAATGTTCCTACGGGCCGCCGGCGTCGAGCAGCACGTGATCTACGGCTTCGGCTTCGACTAGCCGGTCGCGAAGATCTCCGACATGAGGTCGGCCGCTCGGCGATCGGCGTCGCCGTCGACTAGGTGGCTGTAGTTCTCGATCACGTTCGCCTCCGTGCAGCCGAGGCGCGTCGCGACCTCCTTGTACGAGAGGCGCCGAGACCGGAGACAGACGGACGCGTGATAGTGCCGAAGACAGTGCAGGTGAACGTCGGACAGTCCGGCGTCGTCGGCTGCTCGGCGGAAGTAATGCGTCGGCTGTGAGACGCTCAGCGGCCTCGTGCCGCCGTTCGAGTGAAAGACGTACAGATCTTCGAGCCGAGCGCCCAGGCCTAGCGAGAAGGCGGTCTCGCGGGCCTTGCGGCGCATGTCTCGGAGCTCGTCGCAAAGGCCGGCGTCGATCGCGACCGTGTAGGGCTTGTCCTCCTTGGTCGTGCCGAAGTAGAGCGTCGCCTCGTCGAGGTCGACGTCGCGCCAGCGAAGATTCCGGACCGATCCGGACCGGGCGCCGGTACGGGCCGAGATCCGCACGAATAAGACGAAGCCGTCGCGGTAGGCGCGCGGCGCGTGGGCCTCGATTCGGGCGATCTCCTCGGCGCTCGGCACGACGAGCTCGTGCTCGCGCTTCGGGCTACCGGGCGCGCGCCGATTGAAGACTCGCAGCGGATCGCGCTCGATCCGTTCGAGCCGGTAGGCCTCGGCGAAGATCTGGCGGACGATCTTGTGCCAGCGGTAGCGGCTCGTGCGAGCGAAGCCATCCGCAGCCCAGGCGGCGTGCATGTTGGCGACCTCGATCGCCAGTCGGTCGTCCTCGAAGTCGAGGCGGCCGAGGTAGGGAAGCACGTGAAGACGCAGCGCGGACTCGCGGCTTTTCACACTGTCGTCTTTGCAGTTCTCGGCCAGGCGGGCGAGAAAGGCTTGCGCCTCCTCGGCGAAGGTGCCAGTCGCCGGCTTGTCGAGCTCGGCCTCGATCTGCTCGCGAAACTTCGATTCTTCGAGCTCGGCGTGCTTTCTTCCGAGGCGCGTGTCGGGCGCGTCGAAGTCGCGCGTCCGGCGCTTTCTTCTTCCGTCGATCGTCGCGTGCGCGGTGAGGCGCCAGGCGTTGCGGTCGCGGCTGTAGGTAGCCATCTTCTGTTCTCCCGTGTCGTCGGTCAGGTACAGGGTACCTGACCGGGCGCCGAAAAGGCCACCATGTCAGGCCACCATTTCGAGGTCCGAGCAGGTCAGAGGCTTAAAACCTGATCCCATGGTGAAGCCCGAAAGGCCTCGCACAGCACTCGCCGAGGCTGTGACCAGGGCCTTAGCGAAAGGCGTCTATACGGTCGGAGCCGTGCGGACCAGGGCGGACGCGAGCGGAGGCCACCATAAAGGCCACCATGAAAGGGCGGTCGCCGGCCGCCTAGGAGGTTGTAACCAGACAGCCGGCGCCGGCGCGATCAGTCTCCTACAGCGGTAGGCCTAAACGGCGGATTCAGTCCGGTCCGCGGACCAGTGCGGACCAGTGCGGACCATTGTCGAGGTCGAGGGAAACTTCGCGCCCGACGACACGAGAACGAAGACGATCCTCGACCTCGACCGGCACGAGACTAGTTACAGACGACCGGCGACGAACAGCACGGCGAGGACGATCACAGCCGCCATGACGATTAGCGCCACGGCCTCGGCGGAGATCTCACGGCGCATGCTTGTCGCCTCCGTTAGTCGGCAGCGCGGTCACGGCGATCGCCAGGCCGCCGAGGAGCCCGATCACGGCGAGCAGGTCGAAGTCGAGCCCGCGATTCAGGACGAAGACGACCACGGACAGGGCGAGGACGGCGACGGCGAGCCCGATCAGGTAGGCGAGTCGCCGCGCCGGCGTCACTAGGTGGCGAGCTTCGTGCCGTGATTGTTGGCGGTGATGTTCGAGAAGCGATAGCTGTCGCCGGCTTGCGGATTCGCGTCGGTGATCTCGATCAGGTCGCCGTCAGGGTCGAGGCCGTAGATCCGGATATTTCCGTCGCGATCGATCAGTGAGGTTAGAGACACGAAGTCCTCCAGTGCAGGTGGTTCGGGCTCGGGCTCGGGCGCGGCGCCGGCTGCGAGCTGCAGCACGTAGTCGATCGGAAAGCCGGGGCCGCAGTCCCAGTGACCTCCGCCGTCCGCGCCGAGGTCGACGTGCTGGCAGACTCCAGCGGCGCCGGACTGCGCCTCGTAGGCCGACAGCTTGCGGAGCGGCACTCCGAAGGCGGCGCACTCCTCGGCGATCCAGGCCGCAGCGTTAGCGAGCATGTTCGGGTGACCTTTGCGCCAGGTGTCCGTCGACCATTCGGCGAAGCCGCAGAGCTCGGCCTGCACGCTGTAAGGATTCGCGGCCGCAGCCGTCCAGGCCTTATCGGCGCGCTTGACGTAGACGCCTATTTTGCCGGCCTGGTCATCGATGCCGGCGTGCGAGCTCACTCCAGAGGACGAGCTCGCGAAGAAGTTTCCGAGACTCTCGATCGTCGTCGCGCCTTCGGCGGTGTGCAGCACGACCAGGCGGACCGTCGAGCCTCCTCGGCTCGAATAGTTCGGGCTCGGCATCGCGACGCGGTTAAGTGCCATTACTCGCGCTCGTCCTCGTCTGGCCGGCGGCGGTAGGGGCCGGGCGCGTCGTCGGGTATGCGGTCGGGATGCCCGCGCTCGTAGGGCAGTTCGGGCGCGCGCATCGGCCAGACGAGGTCGAGGTCGAAGACCTCGGCCGGTACGCGGCCGAGGCGGCGCCGGAGTCTTTTCATAGGCCGTTCGCCGGGTGGCGCTCGACCGACGCGGAGCCGATCCAGACCGTCTCGGCGCCGGTAGGCGGATCTGCGGGCGGTTCGGGTGGCGCCGGCGGTTCAGGTGTCGGGTCAGGTGTCTGCGGATCGCTCATAAACGACATTCTCCTCTCTTACGGTGACGGCGGCGCGAATCGCACGTCTCCGCTCTCGTTGGCGGATTGTGAGTACATAGGCGACGGAATAGACAACACGCAATCTGCGCCCGGTGGGTAGGTGATCGCTTGCACGACCGCTAACGCCTCGGCCTCGTCGGCCGCTTCAAAAGTAAACGTCATCGCCGCCCGGATAGTCATTTTGTCGCCCCTTACGTTTTGATTAGCCAGTTAACTGCCGCGAACGGCGGGAGAATTCCCATATAAGCGCCGCCGCCATCGCTGGCCACAGTGTGAGTGTGATTGTTAATAATCGTGCCGGTTTGTCCGACCGCCCAGTTGGCGCCGGTGCCAGGTGCCGCGCCGGAATACGCGGTCCCGCTGTTAACGCCTTGCACGAAAAACGAATTGCTATTTGCGTAGTGCGTGTGATTTTGCTCGTCGTTGCCGCTATGCCCGCCGTGACTGTGCGGTGGCATCATCGCATTCGTAATTAGTTGCGTTTCGTTTCCGCCCACTTGCCCGAGCGGTTTATTAGTAGCGCCTTGCGCGTTGCCTAGCCCGGTACCCATCGGAACGCGTCCGCGCATGTCCGGAAGGTTGAAGGTCGTCGAGCCGTCGCCTTGTCCCCAGGGTGACGAGGCGCCTCCGAGCGCGGCGAATAGCGCCGGGTAACTCCAGCGGCGCACGGCCGAGCCGTCACAGACGAGCCATCCGGACGGCGCCGCGCCGGCTGCGGCGCTCGGCTTCAGGTCGCCCGTGTGGGCGCCGGGCACGATGTCGCCGGGCCGGCTGTCGTTTATGTCGCCGGCCACGATGGCGGCCTCGCCGCCAGGCCGGCCGATGTAGGCGAGCTCGACGGTGCCGGCGGGCGCCGCTGGAGGTGTCGCGGTGCCGCTCGTGACCGCCGGTCCCTCGACGAAGTCGAAGATGAAGTCGTTATTCGTGCCGCCGTCGAGGTCGTTACCGCGCGGCCGCACGATCACGAGGTCGTATCGATCGAGGCCGCTCGCCGGCGCGGCCGCGAGTAGCAGATTCTCGACGGCATCCGAGACACACAGCACGGAGCCGGTGCTGTTAGCGGTAGGGACGGCCGCCGAGCCGGGCGCGATCTGTACCGTCATGCCGCCCACGACGGTCACCGCGAGGCCGGACGTTCGAGCGGCCGGCCAGATCGTGCTGATCAGCCGGCGGTCGACACTCGCCGCGTAATTTCCCTGCTGCTCCCATAGCGGCGTGTATCGGGTCATCTCGTCACCTTCGAGCTAGTGCGTTTATGTCGCGCTTTTGCGCGGTGAACAGATCCGGAAAGATCAGCGAAGCCCGGCCGAGCGCGAGCGTGACGTCCTCCTGACCGGCGTCGCCGGCGTCGTAAGTGATGCCGACGACTCGCGTGCTCGTGTCCTCGTCGAGGCGCCCGGCGTTGACGATCAGTCGGACCGTGTCGCCCATGTTCGGATTTCCCCAGGAGTAGGCGCCAGGTGTGAGGCCGAGCGTGTAGGCCGGTTCGAGGAATGAGGCCGCGAGGTCGCCTTGCGCCTTCTGGTCGAGTGTCGCCTGAATCGTGACGTCGGAGGCATTGTCGCCGGACATGAACAGGCCCTGCGGGTAGGTCACGACATCGGTCGCGCTCGGATCGATCGCGTCGGACCATAAAGGCGGCGCGGTCGAATCGGTCGGGTCCGAGCTCGCGCCGATCACTCGCCAGTAATTCGCGAAGTCGGCGCTATTGGTCGACCGTGTGAGACTCGCGACCGATCCGCCGTATTCGAGGACGACGTCGGGCCGGTCGACTCCCTGGTTCGGGTAGAAGATCCGGAGCTGATCGTTGACGTGTGACGTGTAGCGAAGGCCGGGCACGACGTCCCAGTCGAAGCCTCCCTGCACGGCTGCGAGCTCCTCGAAGGCCTGTTCGAGGTCGGTCTGCGCGGCGTAGGCGCGGTCGCGCAGCTGTCCGCTTAGCGGCCGAGACTGCGAGCCGTCCGGATAGCAAGGATCCACAGTTAGTGGGAAGTAGGAGCCCGGTAGCAGACTCTCGCCGTAACTCGTGTACGGCACGGTCTGAGCAAGATTCAGGAGCGAGGACACGAGCGAGTCCTGATCGAGTTGCTGATAGCTAACTCCTCCGCCGAGCAGCCGGCGGCCGGTCATTGTCTCGTAGTCGTGCGCGGTGAAGGTGACGGTGTCGACGGTCTCGGACAGCGAATCGACCGCCTGCGCGACCAGGCCTCGAAAGACGGCGATGTCTTTTCCGGAGACCTCGTCCCATCGCCAGGCGACGACGTCGGTCGTCAGCTCCTCGATCAGGCTTGCGGCGGCCGAGGTTCCGTCGAGCGCGAAGACGAGCTGCGCGGCGTAGTTGAGCTTCTGCACGAGGTTCAGTGATCGCCAGTCCATTACCTCGGCGAGGAACAGATCGAGGACCGGGTCGAGGTTCGCGGCGTAGGCGCGCTTATGCAAGGTGAGGCGCCAGCGGTTGCGGCCGGGCGGTACGGGCGTGCTCACGAGAGGTAACCATCGGACCAGATCGCATGCACTTGGCTCGTCGTATTCGTCGAGGTTCCGACTAGCGAGAGGTAATTCGTATACGGCGCGACCATGATCTGCGGCCAGGTCGTGTCGGAGAAGTCGAGGCGATCGAGGACGGGCTGCGTCGGGTCGGAGTTCACGAGCGCGGTGTGCGCGACGCAGTCGACGTCGACCCAGTCGCCGGCGTTAATGACGAAGGAGCTCTCGAAGGCGATGCGGCGCGTGATGGTGGCGCCGGTCCGCGGTACGGCCTGCAGCTGTGCATAGGCCCCAGTGATCGGGCCGTAAATGCGAAGTAACGGCGAGACCGCGACGTCGCCGGGGCTCGTGAAGATCGCCGTCGTCGCGGCGCCGGTGCCGGGCGGATATTGGCGCGGATAGGTCAGCGGATAGGCGCGACCGGGCGTCGCCGAAGATCCGGACCAGGCGGCTTCGGACTGCGCGACCGCGTCTCTAATGATCGGGTCGGGCGCCACCCAGGCGAGCTGAATGTCGCGGCGCGTACCGGGGCCGGATACCGGCCAGGTCGCGCCGGCGGCTCGGAGCGTGATCACTCGCTCGGCATTGCCGGGCCGATCGAGGACGTAGTGAAGTATCGGGCGCGCGCTCGGCGCCATGTAGCGAGCAAACAGCGCGGCCATCTGGTCGACGGTCATCGAGCCGGCATTCGCAAAGGCCGAGATCGAGGCGGCCACGGCACGAGATCCCATGAACTGTGTCCGGTCGATCGTGCCGTCGGCGACTGCTCGATCATTGGTCACCGCGCGCACGACCGGATAGCCGAGATCGAGATCGCTGCACCAGTACCCTGCAGTGCCGTCCTCGAGCTGCAGTGTCACGGAGCCGTCGCCGTAGAGGTCGAGCCAGGCTCGGCGCGCGCAGTCCATTAGATCTTGTTCGCCCGTACCGCGAAGGTGGCGCGCTGTAGCAAGGTGTCGACGTCGACCGGGTCATTAAAGTGCGCGGTCTGGATGACGACCGCCGGGCCTCGCGCAGCGATGGCATTCGAGGAGCTCGTCGAGCCGGAGATGCCGGCGTCGATCGTGCCGCCGGCCATTGTCGCGACGGCCTTGTGCGCGTCGCCGGTCGAGCCGGAGATGCCTTGCACGAAGCCGGCGACGACGTTCTCGCCGTATTCCTTGAAGACAGAGCTCGGCGAGAAGATGCCGAGCACTTTCGAGAAGATCTTCGACGCGCCGCTCGCGAGCTTTCCGACTGCCTGCAGCGGTTTCTCGGCGACGTTGGCAATGCCTTTGAGGAGGCCGGTCACGATCGCCTTACCGGCGTCGAATAGCCAGGTGCCGGCGTCCTTGAAGTAGCCGATGATCTTCTGACCGATGCCGTTCTTTCCGGTGAAGAAGTCCCACACATCCGAGGCCGCCGTGCTGATACCGGAGACGATGCCTCCGACGACGTCCTTTCCGGCTTGCACGAGCCAGGTCACGGCCTTGTCGAAGTAGCCGACGAGGCGGCCGCCGATGCCGCCGAACCATGTCCAGACATCTTGCGCCGCGGTATAGATGCCAGTGAGCAGGCCGGACACGACGTCCTTTCCGGCTTGCACGAGCCAGGTCACGGCCTTGTCGAAGTAGCCGACGAGGCGGCCGCCGAGGCCTTCGAGCCATGACCACAGATCTTTCGCGATCGTGTAGATGCCAGTGAGCAGGCCGTTGACGATGTCCTTGCCGGCCTCCTGCAGCCAGGTGATCGCGTCGCGGAAATATCCTTCGATCTTCGAGCCGATGCTCGAAATGAAGTCCCACACGGCCTGCCAGTGCTGCACGACCTCGGTCACGATCAGCACGATTCCGGCGACGAACAGCGAAAATGGCAGGAGAAGGATGCCGAGGAGCAAAGGCCAATACTGCTGTATCCAGTCCCAGACCTTCTTAAAGGCTGCGACGATGCCGTCGAAGGCCGTCTTCACGAAGTCCCACACGTCGGCGACGATGTCTCGAAAGACCTTGAAGTGTGTATACGCGAGGACGACCGCCGCGACGAGCGCGGCGAGCGCGAGGACGACTATCACGATCGGGTTCGCGTCCATGACCGCGTTGAATATGCCTTGAATTACCGTGTAGGCCTTGGTCGCGAGCGAGCCGTCCTGCGTCGCGTTCTTGTAGGCCTCCTGCGCGCCTTTGGCGACGTTCATGGTCGCGCCTAGTCCGGCCATCGCCGTTCCGGCCGCGGTGATACTCGGACCGAAGCGGTTCGCAAAGGTCGAGACTGTCGTCTCGGCCCAGGCTTTCATATCTTTCAGATGTCCGGTAAAGGTGTTCGCCTGCGCATCTGCCTGTCCGTGAATCACCTTCGCCAGCTGTGCGAGCGCGTCGGATTGATTATTCGTCGACTTCTTCGCGTTGTCCTGCGCGACCGCGAGCGCGCCATGCGCTGCGGACTGCTTCGCGGTCGTGTCGGTCACGGCGATCTGCGCGTCGCGTAGTCGGACCTGCTCGGCCGCGGTCAGGTGCGTCTTACCGGCGAGGAGAATGTGAACGTCGACGAGCTTTTGCTTCGCCTTTTGCGCCGCGTCATCCGCAGTCGTCACGGCCTTTTCCGCCTGGTTTAGCGCCTTTTGTTGGGCGCCGGCTTTCGTGACTTGTATGCCGTATTCCTTATAGATCCTCGTGCTGCCGCCGATCGTGCGGCCGAGGTCTTCGGAGGCCTGCTGCAGCGATTCGTGTCGGCTCGCTGCCAAGTCCGAGGCGATGCCGAGGTCTTTCAGCGCGGCCGCCGGACTGTGTGTCGCCTGCGTGAGCATCTGCAGCGCGGTCATGGTCTCGGAGGCGGTTTCGCCGTGCTTTTCCTCTTCCTTGACCGCGTCGGAGACGTCGCCGGCGTATTGCTGATAACTGCCGCCGGTCGCCGTGATCGCCGCGGACAGCTGTTGCTGTGCGGCCTTCTGGCCGCTGCCGATCGTCATCAGCCCGACTCCGATGCCGGCGAGCGCGGTGCCGGTGCCGGTGAGCTTGTCGGCTGCAGTCGAGCCTTTCTTCGTTAATTCGTCGAAGGCCTCGCCGACTCCGTCGAGCGCCTCTTGAAAAGGCGCGAGGACTCCGGTCTTGTTGAGCGCGCCGAGCACTCCGGAAAAGGCGCCTTTGATACGGCTCGCGCCGGTCGCCGCGGTCTCGCCGGCGCCGGAGACCGACTTCGCCCAGTTCGAGAGATCGCCGTAAATGCGAACCGCGACAGAAGGACCGGCCATCTAGCGGCCTTTGGCTTGCTGTCGCGCCTGCAGCTGCATGAACTCCTTGAAGGCGGCGATCGTGTCGTCGTCGAGCGCGTCGAGCTCGGCGGGCGTGTAATGCCAGAAGTAACACATGGCGGCCTCGTCTAGGAGAACGTCTCGCTTAAAGGGTCGGGCCGCCTTACCGGCTGCTCGTCGGGCGCGGCGTTGAATTCGACATCGATATCTTCGGCGATCGCCCAGGTCTCGGCAGGGTCGCGATAGTCATAGACACCGCGCACGGGATTCTGCTGTGCAGCTCGCTCGCGCTTTCGCAGTTCGAGGAAGGCCGTCAGCTGCGCGATCTCGACCATGTCGCCACCTTGCATCATTTCGGTCAACGTGCGGCCCGATGCTTTCAGCAAGGCCTTCGCGTCCGAGGCTCGAAGCGTGAACGATCCGCCGGTAAAAGCCTTTACGGTGTCGAGCTCGTCAGTCATGTACGGCCGTCGCCTCACTTCCGCTGTTAGTCCAGACCGACGAGCGGTCGAGGATCTGCTGCACGGCATCGGAGAAGGCCGGGCCGGCTGTCGAGGCGAGGCCCTGCGCGGCAGGGAATAGGTAGCGACCATTCGGCATCCGGTCGCGCTGTGCGTAGCCTCCGCGTGGCTGTCGGCGGTAGCCGCCGAATTCGAGCCATCCGGTACCGCCGTAGGCCTTGCCACCTTCGCGAATCGTGGCGCCGGTCTTGGTGGGACTGATCCGCAGCGAGTCGTCATGGTGCTTGTGATCAATGCCAGTAAGCGGCCAGGAGCTCCGCGCCTTGACGAGGACTGGCTGCGCGGCGGTCTTCGCGGCCTTCTTGATCTCGGCGATCAGCGGCGCGCCGGCGTCGCCGAGCTTGGTCAGGTCGCGCGACAGCGCGCGCAGTCCGTCGACCTGCACGACCGGCTGCGCGGCTGGCACTAGGCCGCCGAGCTCGCAGCCGGCTCCGGCGCGCTGCGGCGCGAGCCATTGCCCGTCGAGGCGAGACCTCCGGCCGGAAACTTCGTCGAGGACTGCGTGCCGATGGGCTGCGGTCCGGTGCCGTAGTCCTCCTGCGGCGCGTCGACCAGGTTCCAGGTGAAGTCACATTCGATCAGTGCGCCGCTCGTCGAGTTGACGAGCTCGAAGGCCTGCGGGCGAAGCATGCCGCTGAATTGCGGCGCGTTAGCGGCCGGCGCGCCGGGCAAGAAGGACACGGTGAACGGCACGGGCACGCGTCCGAAGACGGCCGCCGATAGCACGTCATAGGCTCCGAGGTCCTCGTAGCTGAGATAGAGAATGCTCTCGAAGGTCCATTTCTCTGCTCCAGGCAGGTCACTAGCGCCACATAGGGTCACTGCACTCTCGGTGGCGACAGACGGCACTAGTGCCGTCTTATTGAGGACGCAATTCAGCTTGACATTGAGGATCGTCACGACCGCGTCGATCCCAAAGGTCATCGGCGCGCCGCCGGTGTCGACCGGCGCAGGTGGGACAGTCATCGCTAGTTCTTCCTTTCGCTTAGTTTTCGACGGAGACCGACAGATAGCCGGCGAGCAGATCGATACCGGCGATCGAGGCACTACGAATATCGACGAGCTCGGTCACGAGACAGCTCTTCACCGCGCCGCCGAGCTTGCGATCTGCGTCGAGCGCGGCGCGGGTACTTTCGAGGAGCGCGTCGAGTGATGACAGCGGCGCAGTGAGGCCGACAGCGCAGATCACCGGAATCGCCGCGGTGTCGACTCCGAGCGCGCGTGTGCCGAAGACGACCGGCGCCGGATAGGACACGACGACCGCCGGCGGATTGAGGGTCGTCGGCGGTGAGGCGAACACAGTCACACTGTCCGGATTCAGCGCGGCGCTGAGAGTCGCGGCGAGCGCCTCGGACACGGCGACAAGGGACCAGCTCACGCGAAGACCATCGGGCCGCAGTTCGAGTAGAGACGCTCGACGTCCGGATCGGCTCGCCCGACAGATCGGCCGGTATCGCCGGACCAGATCGTGCCGTCGAGCGAGTCGCGCCGGCGGTAGATACGACAGGCGTCGAGGAGACAGGCCTCGTGTGCCGAGTCCGAGACGGAGTTCGGATCGGCGTCGTATTGGTGATTCGTCCGGCGGATGCCGTAATCGATGGCGGCCGAAAGGGCCGTTTGGATGATCGGGTCCTCGTTCGCGTCCGGCTGTAGACGGAGGACGCTCCGAACTTCCTTTAGTGCAGGCCAGGCCGCCATCGATTACTCCTCTCTCAGCTCGTCGAGGATGCGCCGCCGTTACCGCGTCGGCTGCCGTTACCGTTCGGCGCGATGGTCGGCAGCGTGCCGGCGATCTGCAGCGGCACGAAGGCGCCAGGGTGCAGTGAGCCGAAGGCGAGATATCCGCCGTAGGCGACCTCGACTCCGAGAATGCTCGGCTCGATCACACTGAGAAGGCCGATCACTTCCTCGTATGCCTCATAGAGGTTGCTCGGCCCGACGATGCACGTCCCATCGGAAAACATCGGGACGACGATCCGCGGAAGGCCGATGACGTCTCCTCGGAAGTCGGCGAGCGAGGTCGTGCCGGCCGGCTGCTCGGTCTGTGCCGGCGGCATGACGAGGCGGGCGGTGTCGACCAGTGAGCCGAGCGCGGCCCACACGTCGACGGAACACCAGACACGGTCAGGCATCCGGAAGGAGGCGTTATAGCTGCGCATCGCTGCGGTGTAGAGGGCGGTCGACCATTCGGCGAGGCTCGGCGCAGTTCCGGCGGTTCCGAGCGGTACGGCCGTACCGCCGGCGTTGGTCGTGAAGTCATCGGCGACCGCGCCTTCGGTCTCGCGGGCGTACACGTTCGCCAGGTCGTTCACGAGGATGTCCCAGGCGCTCGGCGAGGTCCAGTCCATGTCTTGGCGTGAGATATCGACCGTGCCGCCGTAGGTCTTCTTCGCGAACTGGATCTGCGCGATCGTCATCTTCTGGGAGGGCAGCTCGGTCTTTTCCGCTGTCTGCGGCCCGACGGTCGTGTGCTGCGTGATGATCGGCCGAGAGAAGGTCGCGCCAGGAATTGCGCCGAGCGCCTTTGCGCCGCCGAGGCTCGTCAGGAGCGGCCGATTCGCGTCGATCAGGTTTACGACCGCGCCGACGATCGGCGTCGGCAGGATTCCAGGCGTGTCGCTCGTGATCTGATTCGCGGCGGCTCGCGACTGCTGAATTCGCGCCATCGCCTGCTCGTCGCGCCTGCCACGGTCGACGATTCCCTGCGCGCGGACGTAATCGACGAGGAAGTCGCCGGCGCCTTCGTAGGGAAAGTCGCGCTCGCCGGCATCGATGCGGCGAGGCTGTGCCGGTACGGTCAGCCGGGCCGGTTCCAGTGAGGCGAGGCGGCTCGCGTGCGCGGCGCGCATGTTCTCGTATTCCTCGATCGGGCGAAGCTGGTCATCAATGGCGATGATCCGGTCGCGGGTCGCTTCGAGGAGGCCTCGCTCGGCGTCGACGAGATCTCGTCCGTCGACTTGGCTGAGGATCGCGTCCATCGTTGCTATCTGCTCGGCGCGCTGCGCGAGCAAGGATTCGAGTACGGCATTCGGCATTAGAAGACCTCCGCGTCGAGTAGTGACACTTACGGGCGCTTAGGTGCTGTGCCGGCGTGTCCGGCCCGTGGTGACCGGGTGGCCTTAGCCGGGCCGGTTCCGAGGGGCCTCGCGGGGCCTGCTGCGTGGCTTCGCTAGCCGCGGATCTTACTTAGGCGGTCGAGCTCGTCGCGCCATCGGTCGGCGTCGCTCGGTCCGAGGAATTGCGCGCGGGCGGCGCGTGTGTAGGTGGCGGCCTCGCGGACCTCGGTCACCATCGCGTCGACGAAGGCCGGCGTCGGCGTCATCGAGACCTCGACGAGGCGCGACTGCGTGCGCGTGACGCGGTCCTTGTGCGCCGCGCCGAGCTCGGGCGCGAAGTTGTCGACGAGCTCCCATTGCGAGTTCACTGGCTGAAAGCCGACCGACAGTCCGATCATGTCGCCGGCTTCGGCTGCCTGTCCGGCTCGCTGTGCCTCGGCGGAGTCGTTCAGCTTCCAGACTCCGTGCAGGCCGTCGCCGATATGGTTCCAGCTCTCGGCGTGTCCGATCGGAAACGACGAGGAGTCGTGAAACAACAGGAGCGGCGCATTCTTCGCCGGGCCGTTAGTGCTCCGCTTGAAGGAGTCGACAGCGTGAGCTTCGAGGAAGACGCCTATGTCGGCGAAGACGTCATAGGGCACCGCGCGGCCTTCGATATAGCGATACGGGCGCCCGACGGCCTGGATCTCGCGGATCGCGAACTGCGTCTCGCCGAGCCAGGGGTGCGCGGCGTTGTCATCGGGACCGGGCCGGTCGAGTGTGGCGAGAAAGGTCGTCGTCATGTTCCTGCTCCTGCTCCTTGCAGATCGTCCGGCGCCGGTTGTGTGTCGCCGGCCGGCGGCGCGGTGTCGTCGGCCGGCGGCGCGGTGTCGGGCGCTACTTGTTGAAGGATGTCGGCGGGCGCGCCGGCGGTGGTAATCGGAAGTGCCATATAGGCGCGAGCTTCTTGCGGCGTGATGATCTTCGAGCCGACGAGCGTCGAGAGTGCGAGCGCGGTCGTCGACATGTCGTCTCTGAGCAGCTGATTGCGGTCGAAGTGCACGACGGTTCCGCGCGGCAGCCAGGCGTCGGACCAGACGTCTTCGAAGTCGACGATCACCGGCTCGATCGAGGTCCGGAGGATCTGCTGATACTGCGGCCCTGCGGTCTTGTAGGTCATGCCGGCGACCGGGCTTCCGAGCCAGTAGCCGTCGAGGTTGAACATGTTGGCGACGTCGAGGAGCGAGGCGCGCCGGGCCTCGGTCAGCTGTGTATCGGACGGCGACCAGGCGAGCGGCACGACTTGGCTTCCGGCCGGAAGGATGACCGGCTCGCGGACCGGGCCGGAAAACTTCGACAGCCAGTCCGCTTTCGCCTGGTCGGCGACCTCCTGCGGTATGACGGCTTGCGGAGCGATTACGGCGACGCTCGGCACGGAGGCAGTCGCGAGCGTCGATCGCTCATACTCCTCTTCCATCGCCACGCGGTCGAGCGTCGACATGCCTTCCTCGACGATGCCGACTCCGCGCACCGGATACCAGCGATCGGCGCCGCGTTTTACGTGCACGACGTCGTCGGGCGGAAGGATGAAGCCGGGGCCCATTCCGGCGAGGTAGTAAGTGACGCTCGCCGGGTCGGGCGGATTCCAGACGATGTATACCCAGGAGGCCGGAAGCCATCGGACCGTGAGCGGCCATCCGTCGGCGCCGCGCTCGGTGATCAGACAGATCGCATTCCCGTTGAGCAGATAGTCCTCGATCGAGACTCCGACGAACCAGGAGCGAGCATTGTCCGGGTCGGGTCGGGCGAGCAGTCGAGGTCGAGGCAAAGGCATCGCGCCGCGGTAGGCGTCCATCGCCATCTGCTTGCACATGCCGGCGTAGAGCTGAATCGCTCGGGCCACGGCCGGCACTCTGCGCGCCGAGGTCGTGTCGTAGACGTAGGGCCCGGGCAAGCCGTAGGCGCCGACCGGAGAAGGCGGCGGAATGAGCAGGCCGTCGCGCGGTCGGACCGTGCCGAAGTGCGCCGCCATGCTCACGGAGACCTAAGTGTAAAAGACCTGCTCGCCGGTCGGGTACTAATACCCTCGCGGCGAGCTTGCGAGCCTTACGGGCGATCTCAGAGGATGCGGAAGTCGCCGAGGACGGCGGGCGCGTGATCGAAGCCCCACACGGCCACGGTCGAGGCGGTGAGCGCGGCCAGGCTTCCGGAGGACTGCCGGCGGCCCCAGGCCCAGGCGTCGCCGAGCGCCCGACGGACGGCACTCGCGACCGCTGCGTCGAGGGCCTCGTGCTGTCGGTAGTGGAGCTTCGGCGGATCGGCGACGACGTCGTCGAGGAAGGCGGCGCAGGCGCCGGCGTAGTCACGGGCGCCGAGGCCGATCACTTCGAGGCCGGCGCGTCGGGCGCCGTCGCCGAGGTCGATCGCCGGGCCGGCCTGATCGTAAGCGATGGCGACCGGGCGCCACCTTTCGGCGAGCTCGACGAGGCGCTCGACGAGCCATCCGGTGCCGGGTCGATGATCAGCGACTTCGACATGAGCGCCGAGCTCGTCGCGCCAGGCGGCCACGATCGAGGCGTCGCTGCGGTCGATCGCCGAGTCGAAGCCGAGCGCGACCGTGCCGGGCTCCGGTAGCGGCGCCGGCTCCTCGGCAGCACGGCGCCAGGCCTCGACCGGAATCACGCGGGTCGCTGCCGAGAGCCACCTATTGCCGTAGGCGCGGGCGAAGCCGTCGGCGCCGAGCATGTCGAGCGCGGCGACCATTGCCTCGTCGCCGATCGTCCGGCCGTAGGCCGGGTGATAGAGCGGCCAGGCATCATGGTCGGTCGGATCGAGGTCGTCCGGACAGCTCCAGTCGAAGAAGGCGACTCCCTCGCGACGGCCTGCGAGGACTGCGGAGCGCCCAGCCTCGACGGTTCCCTGCCACCAGACAGACGAGGCGTCGCCGGCGGTCGACACCTTCCAGACTTGCGAGCTCGGCTTCGTCGCCTGCGTCGGGACGATTCCCTGGTCGATCGCCTGTCCGGCCATGAGGTCGAATTTCCAGCACTCGTCGACGAGGACGAGGTCGGAGGTCTTCGAGTGCAAGGCCTCCCGCGTCGGCGGAAAGGGCCTGATCAGTCCGCCGGAGCGGCGCCAGCGGATATGTTCCGAGCCGATCGCCCGACGGATCGAGACCTCGCGGCCGAGGCCTTCGATCAGCGGCCACGCTTCGTTTAAGAGCCAGTCGCTCGCGTCCTTGCCGGCTTGCATGGTGAACCAGACACGGGCGCGCGGCACGGTGAGCGCGCGGTGATCCATGACGAAGAAGTCGAGCGTCGTCTTTCCGGACTGGCGAGGCACGGTCACGACGACCAGGCGGTAGACGAAGTGTCCGGTCGTCGGGTCGACTTCGAGCGCGACGTCGGCCGTGTAGGCCTGCCACGGTAAGAACGGCCGGCCGAGATGCTTCGCGATCGTCGCGACCGCTCCGCCGTAGGTCGGCCGACTAGGTGTCCGCGGTGTCGCTAGCGCCGGCGCCGGGCCGGCCGAGCTCGGCCACGAGCTGATCCCAGGAGTCGCCTTCGATCTTGGGCGCCGGCGGGGCGAGGCCTTCGGCGTGTCGCATGGCGAGGTAGACGCGGTTGGCATCGGTCAATGCCATGACGTCGCGAGCGGCTTCGGCGAGGTCGACGGCGTGCGCCTGACTGCGAAGGGCAGCGCGAGCGGCCGAGCGAATTTCCGGCCGGGTGACGAGCTCGTTATCGAGCCCGATCTCGACGCGACCGTGCCGCCTTCGGTCACCTTTGGTTGCCATCGGCTCGCCATCGGCCGCCATCGGAGAGAAACGGCGGG